TGAAACGGTAGCCACTACAAAACCGATAACTGATATCGAGGCTGTAATGACCGCTGCAGGGACACTTGGGATAAAACCACGATATATGTTGATGAATAGATCAAAATGGACAGAATTTAGAGCTTCGACAGAAACACAAGACTTTGTAGCCCCGTATGCGTTATATGGCGGGATTAGAAAAAAGAGAGCGCCGAGTTTAGCCGTAGCAAATGAAGCACTTGAAGCAGAAGGATTGCCGATAATTGTAATAATAGATACTAGAATCAGTTACGAATCTTCCGCGCATGTAATAACTACCGTGGATCCTTGGTTAGATTCAGATGGTGCGGATCGATATATAACATTTTTAGAAGATCTTAAATGTGGGAATATGTTACATGGCCCAATAGCAGAGGAAACCAATCCGCCTAAACAAGTTATCCAAGCCAAGAAAGGCCCGATCTTAATAAGTAAATGGTCCGATGTGGATCCAGTGGCAGAATATACCAAAGGCGAATTAAATGCATTCCCGACAATACCGACAATAGATAGAATTATAAGTTTAGACACCGAAAACGCCAGCACATGGGGCGCTTAAAAAAGTAAAGGATAATATATGACTAATCTTGAAGCATTGCAAAGCATGACCGAATATAGCAATGATAATCTATTAGCAAAGATTCTCTTGGATCGTGGCGTTGCGACCGGGGGGACATATGCGGCGGGTAATGCAGAAAATATTGACTTATGCGCCGCTTCCCTTTATATGACCCTGGCCACACATCCCGAGATCAAAGAAGGATCATCAATGACAAAATATGATTCGAAACAACTGATTATCATGGCTGAAAAAATTGAAGCAAAATACGGGACAAATGCCGCGGTAGTAGATGGTGATGGTATATGGTAATGAAAATGTACCCGCACACTGCAACTATAAGTTATTATAACGCGGGTACCACTAGTTCATTAGGCGTATATACCCCGGGAACACTGGTAACAGTGGGTATTGTATGTAACATCCAACCGAATGCAGTAAGATATATTGTAGGGGCATCGGGGGACAGGATCGGATACAATCATCATATATTTTTTCCATTTTCGGCATCCGAAGATGATATAAAAAATATCCCGGATGATGCAAAAATAAACTTTAATAGCAAGGACCATATAATTAAACAGTTATTCACATACCAAAAACATATAGAAGTGAAGTGTTAATATGTCATTGATTCCGGGATTCAGTCAAGGCAGTATAAATAATAGAATAGATCGATTTGTGATCAGTGCTGAACAAAGAATAATTTGGACACTTTCTATGGTAGGCGAATCTTTTGTAAATACAGCCAGAAGTACACAAACCTACCAGGACCAAACCGGGAATCTTAGAAGTAGTATAGGTTATGTAATCGCCAAGGATGGCCATATTATACAAGACAATATCCAAGGCAAGGCAGACGGTATAATGGCCGCTAAGGACATGATAAATGAAGTATTGCGCAATAATACAGAAGGTTATGTATTAATAGGCGTTGCAGGGATGGAATACGCGGCGGCGGTAGAAGCAAAAGGATATGATGTAATAACCGGATCAGTACCGGCAGCAAAAGCACTACTAAAAAAATATATTAGGAAGTATAACTTATGATCACAACTTTTGATATAGGCGAAGTATTATATCCGGTTATAAATGTAGCAACTGTAAAAGCGGTAATAGATGGGGCAGTGTATCGAAATAAAAAACCGTTGAATAGCGAATTACAAGATATTGTAATACTACCACTAAGCAATTATTCGGGTGATGAGATTTTTAATGAATCTGTTTTTATGGTGAATATATATTGTAAAAACTTTTTAAATGGAACCCCGGATATAACTAATCTAAGCGCAATAGCTGAAAAAGTAATAGCCGTAATCGAAGCATATAACAGTACAACCCATTATTATATTTTTAAGATCCTAAATCAACTAACCTTACAAGATATGGACCAGAAGAAAATGACATATGTAAATTTACGAATAGAATGTACTATAGAAAATTAATAATCGAGGTGATTAAAAAATGAGTGATATCAGACTTATAGGCCTAACAAGCATACGAATTGGTGATGTTGGTGCAACTGGGGTAATGTGTGGAACCTTGGAAACAATAACCGGGATCGTTCCGGACAGCGCCCATCTTATAATCGAAGCACCAACAATGACGGATCTATATGTAGAAGAAGAAACCTTACCGGATGTATCCGTACCTGGAACATCGAAAAAAACCGTAGAATTCGCAACCCGGGACGTAGGTGGTAAAGTATTAAAAAAAGCCTTTGCAGGGATATTTAATGCGACTTCCCTGGTATGGAGTGCATCGACCGCAGGATCAATAACCATTGAAGAATGTGCGGTAGAATTGAAATCAAAAGTCATAGCCGGGAAATATGTAAAGATAGAGATTCCCAGGGCCACTATCCACGCTAGCGCCGATCTTAAATTTACAAAAACCGAATCCGGACAAGTAGCTTTTAGTTGTGATGTTATGGTTCCTTCAAGTTCTACTAACATTCCGGCCATTGTTATTACATCGGCATAATAAAGACATTTTTTAAAAGCCCGTCTTGCTTAAATTTTAACCAGGGCGGGCATATTATTAGAAAGGGGAAAAATGGAAAAAGGGAACAAAAAGGGGAAAGAAATCATTCCTGAAAAAATACCACTAACAGAAAAAGACAAAATAGAGATCAAGAAAAATGCAATGGATACTATTCTGGAAAAAGGGGTAGACTTCACTATAACTGTTCAAAAGAAAGATATTTTAAATAAGCTACACTTTATACCTACAGAAAGGAAATTTACCATCTATCCTATAAGTATGGGGGCATTACTACAGATATCAAAACTATTATTAGATCTTGATATTGATAAACTGACCGCGATAATGAAGGAAGGGAAAAAGGAAATAAATATATTAGGTTTAGCGGCAGATAGTATCGTAGAAAATAAAGATAAAATGATAAGTATTATTGCGTATGGAATAACAAACGACGAAAAAGAACCTTCAAAAAGACTGATCAAGTTTTTAAATAATAACCTTACAACAAGGGGGGGTTTGAAAATAATAACACTGATTGTACAGCAAATGAATGTATCCCCTTTTTTGGCCAGTTTGGCATCAGTAAAAGGGATAAATCTGATACCGAAAAAGAAAATATAAACCCCTGGCGAATTATAGGTGGGTTAATGCATTATTTCCCGGGAATGTCCAAGAAAGATATATTATGGAAGTATAGTTATGCAAATATAACGATGTTAATGTCCAGTATCCCGGACAGCACTAATAGTAAAAAAAATAAAAATAAGGATCTGGAAGTAAACAGCGTAGAAGAATTAATAGGATTACTGTAAAGAAGGAGTTTTAAAAGGAATGAATACATCAGTAGATAAAAAAATAAAAATAGTAATAGATAAGTTTTTTACAGCCTGGCAAAAAGACAAATGGAAAAGAATGGCAAGGTATACACAACTGACCTGGAAAGTTGAACATTGTAAGCATGAGGAAATTTTTAAAAGATGGTTTGAGAATAGGACATTAAAAAAATGGGAAATAACTAAAATTATAACCATTGGATATGCTTGTAGAGATGTATATATTAATATTGATAACGGAAAAGAGATAAAAGAAATAAAGGCAAGAGTTATTTGTGAAATAAATCCATATACGCCTAGTGTAATCGGTAACTGGGGTATTAATCCTATAAGTTGTACAAAGGAGTTAAGTATAAATGAATAAACCTAAACTTTCAATATGTATGATCGCAAAAGATGAGGAAGCTAATTTAAAAAGATGTTTGGATAGTTTTCTACCGATCATCCATGAACCTTGGTGTGAACTGATCATCGTGGACACCGGATCAACTGACCGCACTATCCATGTAGCAAAAGAATATACAGATCAAGTATATGAAAAAGATTTTATACCCTGGGATTTTAGCGCCGCTAGAAATTATGGTATCAAAAAGGCACACGGGGAAAAAGTCTTGATCATAGATGCAGATGAAGAATTAAAGCAAGAATCATTATATATACTTGAAGATCTTATCATGAATCCGGATCATAAAGAACCGACAGCATTTTTTAATTTGCGTAGTTTTTATACTAGAGATCTAAAACAGTTTTCCGAGGTATTACAGCCTAGACTATTTACATTAGATGAAGATTTTTGTTATCAACATGCCGTACATAACAAGCCAAATTGCAAACCACAATATCTATTTGCACCGAATATCACTATTAATCATTACGGGTATATATTCGAGGGCAAAAAAGGCGAAGCATTGTATCAAAAGAAAAATAATGATCGTAGTTTGCCGTTATTAGAAAGAGATCATAAGAAAACCCCGGATGATATTCACACATTAACACATCTGGTAAAAACATATTATGTTACCAGAAACTTTGATAAAACCATAGAATACGGCGAAATGTGGGTAAAGAAAATGAGAAAAGAAAAATACAACGAAGGATGGACCGCATTTTTAGAAGTATTTATAAACTTAGTAGGGGCATATTTGGCAAAAGATGATATTAAAAATGCCGAAAAAACAGAAAGAGAAGCTTGCCATTATTCAAATCGATTAACACAAATATATCTTATGATCGGAAATTGGTATACCGGGAAGGATAACGAAAAAGCAAAGGAATTATTTGAAATGGCCGTACACATAGAAACAACCCAAGGCAGTATCTATGATCAGTTACTTACAAGTAATACTAATAATATAATTCCGGAAATATATAACTGGTTAGCTACCCATGAATTTGAAAAAGGGCATTATGAAAAATCGGGGGAATATCTGAATAAAGGAATTATGGCAAATAATAACAGATTGCCTATTAGATGGGATGTATGGAACCAGGAAAAATCAAGGGGTAATTTAATAGAGGTGAAATAGTATGGCGCTAAATGTATCAGGCTCTGATTCTTTATATTGGAAGACCGGGATATCAAATGCGGGATTGATAGCAGGTGCTACACAGGCAAAAGGAATCTTGGCATCCCTGGCCAGTTCAGTAAGCAGAATGGATGTATTCGCCGGGCTTGCGATAGGTTCGGCCTTTGTTTTTTCAAAAATGACAAGAGAAGCTTATAATTTTTCAAAAGATTTTGAAACCGCCATGAAGGAAGTTCAAACAATATCAAAATCAGTGCAAGGGAACTTTGATGGTATATCAAAAGAATTAATGGATATGTCAAAAACCGTTCCGGATGATGCTAAAAAATTAGCGAAAGCATTATACCAGATTGTATCAGCAGGGTACGATGGCGCGGAAGCAATGGACCTATTAAGAGTATCGGCAGAACTGGCAGTGGCCGGGGTAACTGATACATTCACGGCGGCGGATGCCTTAACCTATGTTATGAATGCCTATGGTGAAGCAGCCGGGACAGCAGAAGAAATATCCGATAAATTATTCACAACGGTTAAACTTGGCAAAGTAAAAATGGAAGAACTTGGACCCACTATAAGTATGGTTACCGGACTTGCAGCGGAAGCCGGGTTATCCTTCAATGAATTATCTGCCATGTATGCAGAAGCCGTAAAGAAGATACAGCCGCATATAGTAAGTACCGGAATAAGAGGTATAATAACCGCCATGCTAAGAGTATCAAAAGGTACCGGGGAAGCAGCGGAAGCCGCCAAGGAATTAGGGGTAGAATTTGACATACAAACCTTAAAATCAAAAGGATTCAAAGCTATACTAAATGATATTATTGTAGCGACAAAAGGCAACGAAGGGGCATTGATGCAATTATTTCCGAATGTCCGGGGACTTATCGGGTTACTAGCAGTCATGACAAATGAAGGGGAAAATTATAAGAATACCCTGGATGAAATTACTAATTCAACCGGTGCAACTAGTAAAGCTTTTAAAATTATGATGGAAACAACAGATAACCAACTAGCGATCCTTAAAAATAATATTACAGCCAAAATGAAGCCGTTAGGCGATAGTATCCTTCGATCCATGAATAATGTGGCCAAAGGTATCAATATTGCTATGAGTGGCGCGACCGACGAATTATCACGTCTTTCAAGGGGATATTCGGACATGGCCGACACTATGCAACGGAAAAAAAGTAAAATTGATGATCTAGTTGCTACCATAGAAGGGTTAAGAGATAAAACAGAATTAAGCAAAGAAGAAACTACAGAACTAGAAGTAGCAGAAAGGGCATTAAGCACATTTTTCCCAACCCTGGGAAAGGCGGCAGAAGATACAGCAAAATCTTTTGACATATTGACAACAGCCAAAAACGCATCTAAGGAAATATCTATAGAAATCGCGGAATATGAACTAAAAGCAGCGGAAATAAAAAAAATACAGGCTAAAATAGCATTAGAAGAATATATATTAGAGGAAGATCAATCCAGTAAAAATATAGAGAATATTAAAAAAGAAAAAGCAGTATTAGAAGAAATAATAAAACGTAAATTACAACTTGAACGTACCGGCGAAATAGAAATGTGGACAAGGGAAAAATTTAATGAAGAATTAGACAAACAATTAAATAAAAGTAGAGAACTTGAAATATTAAATTTAAAAGAAGCGGAAGCCGTCGAAGGATGGGGACTAGAAGGGCAAAAATTACAATTAGAACTTAAAGCAGCGACAGAAGAAGCCATTTTATTAGATGAAGCGCTAGTAAATTTGAAGTCGGGCAAACCGGTAGCGATCCCAACGGTAGCAGATGATAAAAAAGATCCAACTACACCAACTATATTACCATCTGTTAATGTAGAAAAAGTAGAAGATCAATTAAAATATATGTCCGGTCAATATAAATTATATATGACTGACATAGCCCAATTCGGGAAAGAATATGTATTAGAACATAATGAACAACTTACAGAAGATGGCGAAAACTACGGGCAGTATCTTTCTAATATGCTGAAAAAATATGAAGGAAATTCCGAACTAACTAAAATAATAACCGATGATATATATCAGTATAATAAATCAGTTGCAGAAAAAAGAATAAAAATAGAAGCCCAATTATTTAACTTTATATCCGATGCCAGGGAAAAGGAATTACAAAAAGAAAGTGATACCTTTGATTCTTTAATAGCAGAATATGAAGAAGGATCCGCCGAGTATATAGAAGCGATAAAACAGCATAATATTAATATAACAAATACTAATCTAAAATATGATCAAGAAATAGCAGATGCAGCCCTGGAAGTATTTAAGGAAAATTTAGATCGTCAAATCGGTGAAATAGATAATCACTATAAAAAAAGGTTAGAAATAGCCAGATCCGAATTATACCAGGAAACAGAATACAATAAAGAATACTTCGATTTTATAACCCTGGAACTAAATAAATTGGCAGTGGTAGAAGCTAGTAAAATAGCCAAGAATAAAGAAACCCTAAAATCATATTTTGATACCTATACATTCCAAACAACAGAAAATAAGATCATTAAAATACATGCACATACTGTAGAAATGATGAAATTAACTGATGATAAATATGAACTAGAAAAACTTAAAAATATTGATGCTTTTCTGGTAGAAGAAATAAAATATAGTGAAGCAGTAGAAGAAATAACAGAACTAAGAAATAAAAATCTTGGCGATATGAATAATGACCAACTAAGGGAATATATAGCGAATCTTGAAACAATGAAAACAAAATATTCTAAGTATGCGGACGAAGTCATTTTAATAGATAAAAAGATTGCGGAATCACAAGGCCAGATATGGGATAACATAGAAACACAATTTAATAACGTAGCGGGGGCATTAAATAACCTTGCTTCAATAGTGGGTAATTTTGATACGGAACTTGAAAGCACAATAAATAATATAGCTAGTATGGTTAGTGGAGTTGGCCAGTTAGCATCAAGCCTGGCATCCGGGAATAAATTCGGTGCGATCGCTGGGATAGCCACAATAGTTAGTAGCATTATAAATTTATTCACACAGCATAATTCGGATGTACCGGAATTATTAGATGATTTAAGTGCTATAACCATAGAATTAAGCAAACAACAAACGATACTTAATCAATCTACCGGTGAAGGTAAAATCCAGGCCATAAAAGATACTATAGTTCTTATGCGGGAACAGATCCAAGTGTATGAAGATCTTATAGTTGCAGAGCAGGAAGCATACGGGCAATTCCTTTGGTGGACCTGGGACGAAACAGATCAAGAATCTATAGATTCGTGGTTACAATCGATCGAAAGTGTAAACAATGAAATCTATAATTTAAATCAGCAATATTCCGAAATACTCACTGGGACCACGGCGGAAACAATAGCTAATTCTATAGCCGAAGGATTCGCAAGCGGCCTTGATTCCGCGCAAATATTCGCAGATACTTTCAACGACATGATGAAAACCGCGATAATAGATGCTTTTAAAAGAACTATAATAACAAAATATCTAGGTCATTGGTTAGATGGTTTTACCGCTTTTAGTGAAGGTGGTTTAACGGCGGATGAAATGGCCATACTAGCGGAAAGATATTTAATGATATTGCAAGCATCAGAAGATCAATGGAACACGATCCAGGATCTTCTAGCATCAATCGGGGTAAACACGGATGATATAGATGATAATCTAAGCGGGCCGAATATAACCGGGCTAACCGGTGCGATTGCAGGGATAACCGAAGATACAGCCGGGATATTAGCCGGTCAATTCCAGGCCATACGAATTAATACAGTTGAGATTCTAGGTAGTATGGAAAATATAATAGTGATAAATAGCCGGATAGCCGACAATACAGAATACAATAAATACCTGGAAAATATAAGTAATAAATTAGACGAAATAGGCGCGTCCGGATTAAGGGCGATAGGGGGCTAATATGCAAACAGGATATTTACTGGATACACTAGATATAGGTGCTACATACGGGGTATATGTTATATCCTCAAAAGGGGCGCTTGACTTTCTAAAACGTAAGGGACCAACAGCGCAAAAATGGTCGGATGAAGATGGTGAAGAATCATTCACCGATTCGACCGACATATTTTTTGAACCCCGGGATATCGTCTTAAAATGTTATATAAAAGCGACATCAAAAGCAACTTTTTTAACACACTTGACCGCATTCAAAACGGTATTACAAAGCGCAGGATTACATACCTTAAAAATACCTTATTTAGCATCCGCAATAAATGTATATTCAAAGGCCGGCGGGCCATTAAAAATGCTAACAAAATGGAATGGATCAAAAGTGGTAGGAACTTTCACATTGAAATTAAGAGAACCGGACCCGACACCATAAAAAGGAGTAATTTATGGATCTTAATATATACAGGGGAACCGCTATAAATTTAACAGTAAAAATAGATGATAATACCCGGTTAATGCGAAAATTGCTAGGCGAAGATATTATAAAATCAGTTATTACATCAAATTCTATTCTTGATATTAATATCGGTGATTATATAGTAGCAGAAGGGATAAAATACCATATAAACGCACTACCTAACATTAAAAAAACCGCAACCAATATATTCGATTATGATATTACCTTTGAATCGGAATACTATGAATTACTTAAAACACAATTTCTTGATTCAGATGGAAATTCCGATTTTAGCCTGGTAGGGAATCTTGAAACATTTTTAGATCTGATTGTAACTAACATGAATCGGAATACCACGGGATGGGGAAAGGGGTCTTGCGACCAAACGAATGCGGATTATAAATTATTAAGCTTTTCAAAAAATAATTGTATGCAAGTGCTTCAAAAATTATGTGATGAATTTGACGGTGAATTTTACTTTGATTTTACGATGGCAAGTACAGCAGCAAGCCTACCATTCGCCCCTGCGGCTAGTGGTGCGGTACCCTTTGCAACCGCGGCCAGTGCTACAGTAGAATTCGCATCTGTAGACTTATCATATTATTACACTAAAAAAGATATATGCTTTACTGATAAAACAGGATCCGATACTGGACTTACTTTTTTATATCACCAGGGACTAAGAAACATAAAAAGGACTACATTGAGTGATAAAAATATTGTTACCCGGTTATATGCCTTTGGATCCCGTAGAAATATAGCCACGACTTACCGGGATCATACCCCAAGATTAATATTTGTTGATGGCGCAGTAAGTTATATAGAAGAAAATGTATCCAAATATGGAACGATAGAACATACCGAAATATTTGATGATATATATCCACATAGGGACGGGACAATATCCGCTATAGATGGCGGTGATACCTTAAAAATGACTGATAGCGGAATGGATTTTAATCTAAACGATTATTTATTATCCGGAGT